GCATGGTATATGAAAACAATGATTACATTCAAGTTTAAATGAATTAAACTTATTAAATGGCGTTTTTGCAAATTTTTTTAAGTCTTTATTTTTAAAATTTTGATCTATACAAATTGTACACGTTTTAGAAAAACATCCCCTATTTTTGCGATGTTTTTTTGTAATAAAATGGGAACGAGATCTAGAACGAGACAATGAACGATCCAATTTAGTAGGACGTTGTTTATGGTGTCCTTTCGCTGTTTTATTTCTATTCTTTTGTTTTGTTCGTTTTGTTCGTTTACGATGTTTTTGTTTTAAAGTTGCCATTATATATTATATATATTTATGTATAATAAATAATATTCAGATTATTATTTTAGATTTTTTGAATTTTATTGGATTTACATTTCATTTCTTCTATTGATTTTTCTCGTTTTAATGGGTCTTTATAATCATACTCGCATTTATGATCTTCGGGAAATGTATGATGTGAACAAAATATTTTTCCACATCGACATTCTAAATTAGATATTCGTATTTTTTTATTACATGATATGAACTGACATCTATTATTTGGTTTAATATAGTTAGTATCTATTATGGTATTAGAAACATCTATGATTTTATTTTCTATAATTTTGTCTTTCATTATATTTCTTATTTATTAATATGTTTAATTTAATTTTTATTATAATTAAATTAAATATTTATTAATCAGTATTGTTTAATCAGTATTGTTTAATCAGTATGGTCATTCGGTGTATCGGTTAATGTGTTTTTGTCGTGTTCCTCCTCCTCTCCTTCATCCTCTTCGTGAATAGTATTTCGTTCTTTTTCACGTTTTAATAATTCACTTAATCCATGATCACTATTTTTATCCATTACAACATTATCTCCTTCAAATAATTCTTTTCTAATATCGGCACTACTTATTGTCCCACCAGTGCTATTGTCTAAAATATTTTTTTCTATACTATTTGAAATACTGTTTGCACTAACTAATTCACCCTTTTCATTAATATCTTGAGTTAATTTATTTCCAGATATTCTTGCCTTTTCAATGTTTTCTTTAATAGCATTTTCTTTAGTGTCTCTTACTCGTTTATCAAATAAATCTTTAGCAGTAGTTTCATTTTTTACTTTTTCTTGCATTATACCATTTAATTCTTCCTCTAGATATTCGACTCGTCCGGTTTTATATGCTTCGGGATGAAATGGGACCCATACGCCAACTGGTCCAACATAAACATCATGGTTTGGATCAAATTCTCGAATCATTTTACATCGTAATTCTGCCTCTTCCTGTGTAGCGAATGAACCACGAACCTTAATACCGCGAGTATTTGTTTGAAAATTATATATTTCATTGAATTCTGCCTGTAATTTATCATCGTGTTTTTCAATATATGTTTTATAGTCGTCTTCTACTGTTGAAAAAAATAACTTTTCCTTTTCTTCCTTTATAAATTCTTTGAAATCTTCGGTAATAATATCCTGTTTTAAATTATATTTAAAACTAATAAAGTTTAGGAATTGATCGAATTTTTCCATTGTTTTATTAAATTCAAATTGTTTTATAAATTTCTCAAAATAGAACATTTCCTTTTGTTTTAGTATTTTTTCAGGTGAAACAAATGATAAACAGACAAATTTTTGTCCAGCAATTGATTTATCCTCATCCAATAAATCGACATATTTTTCAGTATTCGAACTATTCATAATATATTCTAATTATTAAATTGATTTTAAGCTTTTTAATATGAAATTCTTTTATTAATTCTTTTATTAATTATTTTATTAATTCTTTTATTAATTATTTTATTAATTCTTTTATTAATTCTTTTATTAATTAATTAATTAATTTAATAAATTATTTTCTTTATTAATATTATAATAATGAATTTTGATATGGTTGAATTATTTAAACGTGCAGTTAAATATTTAGTAGAAGGTCTACTAGTAGCTATAGCTGCATATGCTATCCCACAGAAATCGTTGAAATTAGACGAAATCGCATTAATTGCTTTAACCGCGGCGGCAACATTTAGTATTTTAGACACATATGTTCCATCCATGGGTGTTAATGCTAGAACCGGCGCCGGATTTGGAATAGGGGCCAATCTCGTCGGGTTCCCGGGAGGTTTATAAATTCATTTTATGATTTAATACCGTTAATATAATTCATATTTTTAAATTATATTAAAAATTACTAGTAATTATACTAAACGAGAAAAAATGTCCTCAACTATAATTATATAATTTAGATGATCTAATTCGGCTTCTAAATTATAATTGTAATTTTAATTCGTCACTTTCTTCATTACTGATTTCATGCAACATTTCTTCCATTTTAAGATAATAATCGTGAATTTCATCGGCTTTTTTTGTTCCGGCTTTTAAACAAAATGATTTAAATGTTTTTACAGTTAGCATATATATTTGTTTATTTTGTCCACCGTGATTTTGGTCATTGTTTTTCGCTTTACCTTGAGGTAAAGCGAGATTTTTATAATCTTGCTTTCCCGCGTGGGAAAGCAAGATTTTGTAGTCTTTATCAAGTATAAAATGTTTTTCTAATAATATTTTTGCTTTAATTTTTTGTTTAAAACCTATCCAAGTCCATACATTATCTAAATCAATAATAAAATCATTTTTTTGATTATAATTTAAATAATAATAAAACGATGAAACAAATAATTGTTGTTCAAATTCGGTAAAATTTTCCTTTATTTTTGTAATTAATTTGTTATTGTAAGATGCTGATAGATTGGTTATCGGATTTTTCTCAATGAGTTCAACAATATTAAATATGGCCATATTTATAAATAGATATATCAATAAATCTTTAAAATGTTTTTTCATTTTATTAAAGCGAAAGCGATATATCCGGGATGGGTTTTATATTATATTTCGGTTTCGTATTTTGCGTGGATTTTATCATTTAGACGCTCTAATTCAGTTTCTAAATTATAATTTGGTGGGAGAACCATTTTAACATTGAGTCGTATTCCTGTTTTATCGTCGCGTTTATCAAATATTAGATGTGGTTTTCCTCTGGTATCTGCTATTGAAATATATGGAGGAAGAGTTTTTTTTTCTTCAGGTTGGATATTAGCTTCTAAATCATCAATTACTTTATTAGCTTGTGCCAATTTTTCTTGGAGCGATACCTTACCTGATTTGCTGGACATCCATATTTTACCAAGTTTGGGATGTTTTTCTATCTTGAAAAATTCTCGATGTAAGTCTTTCTCTTTATTGTAAGTCTCTTCATAATAAACCACATATTTTCGCATCATATCTTGTGTTATTCCTTCTGGTAATTGTTTTGCACTAGATTTTCTCTCACGCTTTGTTCCTTCTTTAATCCCTTTAGAATTTTTCTCTTGTTCTACACGTGTTGCAATACGAAGATTGTTAAAACAATTATTTAATGGGTTTTGATCAATATGATCTACACTTTCATTTTTTGTTCCTTGTCCATTACCATAAAAGTTGGTAATGATTTGGTGGATATAATAAATTTTGTGGTCAAGAGAATGATGAGATTGTATATATCCATTTGAACACTTATAAAACGTTAGTTTTTTACCATTATTTGTATTTTTTTCAAACATTCTAATTTTATTTAATGCTTGTTCATCTATTTTTATTAACGTATCTGTTTCACAATACATCAAATATATTTCATTTTCATTTTCATTAATTTTCCAATATGGATTTTTCATTATATATGCATCTTTTCCCAAATTACTATAATGTCCTTCATTGTAAACAGCCTGTTGATATTTTTCAATAATATTCTGATGATAATTGTGATAAAATTCTACATTGTTTTTGCGTAAATCATATTTATTATCATTTTTAAAAGTATACAAAATACTATCAATTGTAAATTTATATATAAATTCTAAAAAACTTACTGTATTATTATGACGATTAAATGTTGGATAATCATCATCTTCATTATGAAAAATGAAATTTTTCTCATAATTTAAAATCATCAAAAAATCATTTGTATCAAAAATATATTCCTTTTCATTATATATTATTTTTGCATATTTTTCACAATTATTTATATCATATTTTGGTCTAATGTAAATTTTTTCCATTTTATAAAATATATTGTTGTTTTGTATTTAAGTTCTTTTTATTTAATATGATAAAATGAAAAGAACATATGCTTTTAATTGCTGTACGCTAACCCTCCCATGCCACTCATGATACGGAGAACATTGTAATTTGTGGCATAGACGCGAACCTTCGCAGTATTGGTACCCTGGACGGTAGCATTGGAGAGGACAAGCTGGAGTGTCGCGTTGTCAATGCGGGAGAAATTGCACGTGCCGCTGGGCTGGTGTTCCTCAGGCCTTAGCGAGAAAGAATACACGTTAATACCGGTGGAGGGGTTGCGAGTGTGGTGCTGGTATGGCTGGACAAGATCGAAGTACGAGCCCTCGCGTTCCGAGAAACGGTCCTGACCATTGAGGAGAAGTTTGGCGCATACAACGGGATTCTCACCCCAGCAATGCATGTTGAGGGCAGTTTCGGCGAGAACGAATGTGCCGGCATCAGAGACACCGGAATCATTTGGTGCAGAAGGAAGGCCATATGAAGCAGGATTACCCTCAAGATGCTGGGTGTCATGGACATTACCCGCAAGTGAATCTTGGAATAATCCAGAACCATCAATGAAAGCAACATTGGAAGAAACAAATTGGACTTGATGTATTGGGTCCCACCATCCACCTACAGATCCGCCACCTGTAAGCGATAACTGTGAACCGAATGCCATGTGAGCATTGGGAAGAGCATCAACCGCATCGGTGTAATTGAAGGGCTGGGCACCTAACAGAAGATTCAATTGTGAGCCACACGAGAGCGACGAACAATAATCAACATTGGAGTCGGGCTGGACAACCCAGATTAATTCCTTGCATGGATGATTGAAATTGAGCTTGATTTTATTGGACGACGAACCAACCGATTCATCGCCGGTGAATTGAAGCTGTTCAATGAGATATTCGTGGGGGTTGGACGCCATGCGTCTGCGCTCTTCAGTGTCTAAGAAGACATAGTCAACGTAGAGCGAAGCAGCCGCTAAAGACTGTTTGTACGCAGTTGCAGCTTTGCACGCTGAACCCGAACCACCTGTTAAACTGTTTACCGCCCACAAGCACTCGTCTAATGGGGAAATATCAATATTGATCTTAACTTCGTGGTACTGAAGAGCAATCAGGGGAAGAGCTAAACCTGGATTGCGGCAGAACCAGAACTGAAGGGGGACATATAAGAACGATTCAGGTAGAGCATTACGGGGGGCACATACCTGGCGAGGACCATTTGAGTCACATGGACCATCAACAGATGCAAAATTGGGATCGGTAATGTATGTTAACTGAGTGGTCTGGCCAACCATCTTGTTATGGGCTTTTTCTTGTTCAGTTGAAAGAGTTAATTCATTCCAAATGTGCATCCAATCTCCGTATTGGCGATCAATGCGCTGACCACCAATTTCTACCTCGACCTGATTAATTAACTGTTCTCCTGGGAAATCTAACCATCTAGCATATTTAGCCATCTCTTGATTAATTTCAGGAAGAACAACCTGTAAATATGTGCGGTATGCTAAATCTCCATTACGCGAAATGGTGCAAGTAACACGGCGACCGAAATCAGCTTGACCATTGAATGTCTGCTCAATAGATTCCATAGCAAAATTGGTGTACCGTCTGTATGTTACCTTCCAGAAAGTGATCTGGGGGTTAGATGTGAGATACACATCCTGGGCCCCGTAAGCGACTAATTGCATTAAACCTCCACCCATTTTATAATACTACTAAAGAAAAAAATTTTACAAATTGTATTTAATTAATTTAATTAATTAATTAATTAAATAAATTATTAATTATATAAAATTAATAATTTATATAAAATGTTAGCATATTACAATATACTGTATATAATTAAACAATATTAACAAAAAATCCTAATTTAAACAATTAAATTAAACAATTTAATTAAACAATTAAATTAAACAATTAAATTATATATAAATCTCTAAATCTCTAAATCTCTAAATCTCTAAATTCCTAAATCTCTAAATTCCTAAATCTCTAAATTCCTAAATCTCTAAATTCCTAAATCTCTAAATCCCTAAATCCCTAAATCTCTA